CATATATATTTTTACAGGGTCTTTATGATGTAATTCATAATAATAATCTAAATCATAATTTAAACTATTATAAGTTTCTTTTAAAACATCATTAACTGTCATATTATTTAAATTCTCCAATTATATCAGAAACTTCATATGTCTTTTCTTCTGTTTCTTCTTTTTCTACAGTATGAACAATAGTCCCTGTATAAGAATTATTTTTCGTTGTATCAATTCTAAGCCATGTATCAAAATCTATAATTCCCCTTAAAAATCCATATCCACTAAGAATACTGATAATTATAATATAAGCAATTGGCATAGCTTTATAAGAAAAATATAAAAGAATACTAAACATAATAGAAAAAATTGTAACAATAGTAAGAGATTTATTTTTATTCATTTTTTTCTTCCTTTCATTCATCAATTTTAATATTAAAAATTTTACATATCAAAAGTAAGATTATAATATAAATTGAAAGAAAAATAATTTCAATAGAAATAATAACTTCTTTAATGATTTCCATTTTAACTTTCCTTAAAAAATATTTCTGCCGTTTTATATCTTTCATCTATTGGTGGGATGTTATTTTTGCAATTTTTACAAGGCTCTACATTTAAAGCCATTCCAGATTCATCCCAATTATTATCATCATCTGATAAATAATAAAAATAACAGTTCCCACAATCAAATTCTGGTTCTTTAAGGTCATAATCAAAATCAGCATTTTCTTTGTGTGTAAGATTTTCGTTTATTGAAGCCCAAAGAAAGGAAAGATAATTTTGAATATCTTGAATTTTTTCTAACGCATCGTCTTTATCTTCCCAATCATTTCTAAGAATTTTATCTCTAAGTGCTACAAGATGCTTTGTCATATATCCCCATATACATTCTTGTACAGTAACACCCATTATTTCTGCCCCAGCATGAAAATTATGAAGAGCATCATCCTCTGGTGCATATTTAGAATTTTTAGTTTTTAAAGTATTAATTCTTATTTCTTCTAAAGAATCAACTAAATTATTAAATTGTTCATGTGTCATATTATTTATATCCCCTTTATTTTTTCTAAATTATAACATATTTATTATTTTTTGTCAATAGTGATTTTAAAACCACTATTTATATATAATATTATATTATATATAGATATTATAACATATATAATATAAAATGTCAATAATTATTTTATATATTATACTTTGTTAAAAATGCACAAAAAATAGTTGACAAATTTGGCAATTTGTGATATAATAGTGACAGTTCCAAGAAGGGGGGTTGGCTATGTGTTCTTGGGGAAAGGAGGATGGGATATTATCAATGTCTGATAAATTAGAAGTAACACCAGAAGAAATTGATTATTCTTTGGACTACTTTAATATAGATGATAGTTATGGGGAAGATGATTAATGGCACTTAATAAACAGATATATTTATATTCTGTTGCTACTGATTCATTTTATGATGAAGAAGAAAATAAGATACATAAAGAATTATTAAAATTATATAAAATACGAAAAAATTTAAAAGATAAAAAAAATAAAGAAAAAACAGAAAAGCTTGGCATACAGAATGATTGGGATTTTTGGATTAAGTCTATAAATAAAATAATTTCTGATGATAAAGATAAATTAAATATTTTATTAAATAATAGATTAAATAATAATAAACCAAGAAAACTTAATCCAGATTCAATTAAGGATAAAAATATTATAACATTATTTGAAAGTTCATTAACAAGGGCATTAGGATTAAAAATAAATGAACTTACTGATGAACTAATAGTTTTAAATGTTTTTTTCTTTCAAGTATTTCATAACCTTGTTAGGGATGGTTTTATTTATAAAAACGAAAAATATATTTTCTTAACTGCTTCTGCTGGGCAGATTAGAACAAAAAGGGCTGTTTTTATAAAAGAAAAATCTTTTAAGAAGATAGAACCAACAATTATGTGTGGATTGACAAGGGATGAAATAAATAATAAGGGTGGAATAAACCCTAACAAATTTTTAGCGTATTTAGCTTTATGTAACTCTGCTACTGATATATGGGAAGATTTTGATATAGACCGTTCTATAATTGTTGAAGATTTTGAAACAGATGTTATTGGCGAAGTTGATTTTATAAATGAGTATGATTATTCTATAAAAAGGGATAAAATTCCTGTAAAAATACCACATATGGATGGTTGTGGTATTATGCTTGAAGACACCACACGAATGATAAGATTACCTTGGATAAAAGGTTTATTGGTTACTTTTCCTTTTGATAAATTTATAAATGAAAAATGTAATGGTCAAGCAATTATTTATGATATATATGGGAAAGAACATAATATTTTAAAAGAAAACATAAAATATATTTTTACAAAATCTCAATTTAAACTTTATAAATATTATTCTTCATGGGAAGAATATAAAGAAAATTTTAAAAAATATAATTGTGAAGCTTGTTATTGTAATATAGAAGAAGATTTTATTCCAAAAGCTAAAATAAATTATCAAATGCTTCAAACTTTAAGTGATATTAAAGATGAAGAAATAGAAAGGTTAATTAAAAGAACAAGGGAAGATATAGAAAAAATTGGTAACGATTATCAAGTAACAATGAGAATTTTAGGTGCTACTGAATATAATAAAACACCTAACTATTTTCAAGAAGCTTTAATGATTTATCCAGAACTTTTTAAAGATACTTATCATAGGGAAATTTTAAAGCAAACAAAAAAATCTTTAGTTAAACAAGCCAAAGGCGGTAGATTGTCTGTTAATGGGCGTTATCAATTTTTAAGTCCAGACTTATATGCTTTTTGTGAATGGTTGTTTTTAAATGATGATTCCCCAAAAGGGTTATTGGAAGACGGAGAAGTATATAGTTCTTTAAATAAAAATGGTGTTGATTTAGCCTGTCTTAGAAGCCCACATTTATATAGGGAGTGGGCAATAAGAAAAAATAAAAAGAATGAAGAATTAAACAAGTGGTTTGGCAATACTAAATGTTTATATACTTCTTGCCATGATTTAATTTCAAGAATATTGCAGTTTGATGTAGATGGGGATAAAAGTCTGGTTATACAAGATAGAACTTTAACCGCTATTGCAAAAAGAAATATGGTAGGGATTGTTCCACTTGCTTATAATTTAAGAAAAGCAATGGGTGGTCAGTTAACATATGAAAATTTGTATGAGGGAATGATTCATGCTTATACTGGTGGAAATATAGGCCCAATTTCTAATAATATTACAAAAGTTTGGAACAGTTCTAATAAAATAACAGAAGAACAGTTAAATGTTGTAAAATGGTTATGTATGGAAAATAATCAAGTGATTGATTATGCAAAAACCCTTTGGAAAAGTAAAAGACCAAAAGAAATAGATAAGACGATAAAATCTTATACAAAAGCCCAAGTTCCGCAATTCTTTATTTATGCTAAAGATAAAGAAAGCAGTAGTGTTGAAAATCCTAATAATTCAACAATGAATAGGATTTCCGCTATGATACCAAACAATAAAATAAAGTATAGCAAAAAAATTGGAAAATTTGATTATCAAATGTTGATGAATAAAAATTCAGATTTCACAATTAAAAGAACTCCAATAATTGATTGTTATGATTATTGGCAAAGACATTGGAAGTCTATAGCAAATTTAGAAGACAATCATGTTGACCAAGACGATTTATGGGCTTTTAAAAAAATTAGGGAAGAATTATTACAATTTGGCGACAAAGATTATATAATAAATACATTGATTTCCTATTCTTATACTGTTAAAAAGACAAGTACAAAGAAATTATTATGGTCTTGCTTTGGCAAAGAAATTGTTGAAAATTTAAAAGAAAATACAAAAGACTTAGGAAGAATTTGTAAGATTTGTGGGAAAAGATTTATTCCTTTCCATTCTGGCGATTTTGATTTATATTGTTCTACTGATTGTTATGCTGTTGGTAAGAAACAATATGATAGAGAATATAGACAAAAGTCGTGAAATAAAAAAGCCAGAAGCCCTTGATTTTATTGATAAAATTTAATTTATTATTTTTTATGTAAATCTGTATTAGGGAAATTAACATAATTTTGATAAATTTATTTTATCAAAATAAAAAAAAAAAAAAAAATAAGAAAGGGTATATGAAGATGGAAGTTGTTAAATGGATGAATATTATTATACAAATTCTTTCTGGTGTAGCCGCTTGTATTCCTCTGATGCTTAAATTAATTTCTGTTGTTAAAGAATTACTTAGACAAAAAAGATGGAATGAAATGGTCATTCATACTTTTGACTTAATGGCAGATGCAGAACAAAAGTTTGAGCGTGGTGCTGAAAGAAAAGAATATGTTATGGACGCTTTAAAGATTATAGCCCAAAAGATTAATTTTGACTATGATGAAGAAGCAGAGCGTAAGATTTCTGAAATGATTGACGCTGTTTGTGGTCTTTCTAAGGAAATTAATAAGTAAAAATATTTTAATATAAAATATGGGGGAAATTGTTCCCCCATATTTTATATAGAACGGAAGTGAAAATAGGTTGACTAAAAATGAAGCAATTAATGTTATTTTAAATATTGCAAGGCTTGAATTGGATTACCATGAAAAAGCATCTAATAGTAATTTAGATGATAAATATTTAAATGCTGGTTCTGGTAATTATACTAAGTATGCAAGGGATTTAGATGCTGTCGGAAATTTTTATAATGGTAAGAAACAAGGATTTGCATATTGTGATGTTACTTATGACTGGTTTCACTATAAAGCGTGGGGTGCAGAAATGGCTATGAAAGTTCTGTGCCAACCAGAATATAGTGCTGGTGCTGGTTGCTTATTTTCTGCACAATATTATAAACAATATGGAAGATGGCATGAAAAAAATCCTGCGGCTGGTGACCAAATTTTCTTTTCTTATAATTTAAATGAATATAGTCATACTGGCTTAGTTGAATCTGTGACTTCCACTACTATTGTGACGATAGAGGGCAATACTTCGGATAGAGTTGCCAGACGAAGCTATAGTATAAATGATTCACATATTATCGGTTTTGGAACTCCAAGATGGGAATTATTAGAAAATTTTGATTATAATAATATTCCTAAAGATAGTACATCATATCAAGACGATATTAAGAAAGAATATAAATATAAGGAAAGAAATTTATTTAATGGTTGTATTGGGGAAGATGTTAAAATCCTTCAAGAAAATTTATTGAAATTAAATTATAAGTTACCAAGATATGGTGCCGATGGTGAATTTGGTTCTGAAACATTAGCCGCTGTTAAAAGTTTCCAAAAGGATAATGGGTTAGAAGTTAATGGAATAGTATCCAGTCAATTTTATGATTTAATTGATAAAAATTTATTAAATAAAAAAGATGAAATAAATGAATTTAAAATAGGGGATATTGTTTATTATAAAGGTGGAATACACTATACAAATGCTTATTCTAATTACCCTATATCTTGTAAAAATGGGAAAGCAAGGATAACTGATATTTATTTATTAGGAAGGTCTAAGCACCCATATCATTTAATAGCACTTGTTGGAAGTGGCTCAAATGTGTATGGTTGGGTAGATGAGGGAAGTTTTATAAAGGAATAATTAAATGATAAAAAAAGAAAAAGAAAACTACTTAGAATTTGCAGAAAGAATTACACAAGCACTTTCTTGCGGTTCAATTAGTTATAAAGAGTGGGCTGAATCTTTAATTGGCGAACAGATATATTCTGAAGAAACATTAAGAAGATGTAGCATATTTTTTGATAGTTTTTTAAATAAGTTAAAAAAGGAAGAATTTTCTTTAAAAGATTATAATTTTATAAAAAGTTATACTAATTTAAAAGAAGAAATAGAGTTACAAAGAAATAAATTAAAACAAGAAAAAATAGAATTAAATGAATCGAATAGATGGAAAGCAAGAAATGAATTGTTTCAAGAAAGAATCATTGAAGCAATAAATAACTTGCCCTCTTTTTCTAAAGAAAATTTATTCATTTTTAAAAATGAAAAAATAGATACAAGTGCGCTTTTATGTTTGTCAGATTTTCATGCTGGCAGTACATATGAAATTAAAGGTTTATATAATGAAATAGTAAATAAATATGATTTTGAAATAATGCAAGCAAGAATGTGGTCTATCATAAGAAAAATAGAAAATGAAGATATTTTATATGATGATATGACTGTTGCAATTCTTGGCGATTGCTTTGAAAATATATTAAGACTTTCTTCTTTGGCAAAATTAAAAGAACCAGTTGTAGATACTGTTATTAAATTTTCAGAATTTTTATCAACTTGGTTTGTGGAATTATATAAAACTATAAGTGTTCCAATTAATGTAGTTATAGTTGGTGGCAATCACGATATTAACAGACCTTTAAATAATAAACCACAATTAGAGGATGAAAATTTAACAAAGATAGTTGTTGAATTTTTAAAATTAAGATTAAAAGATTTTGATGACATAAAAGTAGATGATTATACAGATGTTGCCTTAAAGAATATAAAAGGAACTAATGTGCTTTTTCAACATGGCGAAGATAAAGATATAGAAAATACAATGAATTATTTTGAAAATTTATATAATGTTTCTGTAGATGAAATTATATGTGGTCATTTACATAGACCAGAAAGCAAATCTGTTGGAATAACAGAAGTTGGAGATAGAACTATTTTAAGAGTTGGTTCTATTTGTGGTATAGACCCTTATGCAAAAAAGGTAAGATGTGCCGCAAGACCTTCCTGTTATTTTGCTTTATATGACCAAGATAATGGAAAAACTTGGTCAAGAAATTTTTATTTATAAATTAAAAAAATATAGACAGGAGGATGGTAATGTTTACTTTATATAGACCAGCAAATTATGATAATCCAAGAGCATCTTCCTTTGTTGGATTAAGTACAGATACAAAACCTATAGATGAAAAGAATGGTGCTTCATTTGAAGAAATAGATACTGGAAAAGTTTATAGATTTGATGAAGAAAATAAAAAATGGTATGAGGGTGTGATGTGATAATATGATTAAACAAATAAGAGCCGCATTTTATCACAATAAAAAAAATGCACAATATTGTTGTTTAAGTGAAGATATAGAAAATGCAATCCCCGATTGTTTAAAAAATGGGGATGAAGTTTATTTTATAGATACTGGTAAGAAATATGTTTATGATGCTGTTAGTGGTCAATTATATGAAAAACCATCTGGTGGGGGTGGCGGGGGAACTTCTGTTTATCCCTATGATAGCGACCCAGAAGCTTTAGGACAAGAAGCCAGTCCCGGCACATCTGATGATTTTTCAAGGGGTGACCATGTTCACCCATTCCCTACTGCTTCTGATGTTGGGGCATTACCTTTAACTGGTGGAACAATGTCTGGTGCGATTGCAATGGGTTCATATAAAATAACTGGTCTTGCAGATGGGGAGAATAATAATGATGCTGTTTCTGTACAACAGATGGCATCTGCTATATCACAAAGCTCTGCTTATTTTAGGGGAAGTTTTGCCAGTAATGCGGCGTTATTAGCTGTCGCTTGGCAAACAAGTAACCCAAGTGCCTCTTATTATGTTACGAATAATGACTATGCAATCGTATTAGATGATGAAACTCATAATGATGAATGTTGGAGATATTTATATGTGTCTGGGACTGGATGGACTGCTCAATATCGAATTAATGAAACGCCATTAACCCAAGCACAAATTAATGCGCTTAATTCTGGAGCTACAACGCAGAATATTAGTTCTATTGCGAATAAAGCAGACAAATTCGTTGAAGTAACTGTCAATACTTCTGGTGCGGTTACGCAGGCGCTGGACGCCGGGAAGATCTATCATTTCACCGGTGCTCTGACGGCGCTGACGATCACGCTCAATGCGGCGGCATCCGGGCAGCTCGCACAGTACCACTTCGACTTTGACAGCGGCGCAACGCCTCCCACGTTTACGCTGCCGAACACGGTTGTAATGCCGACCGGCTTCGCTGTGGCGGCAAACACGCACTATGAGATCGACATTCTCAACAACTTCGGGGCGGTGATCGCATGGGCAATCTCTTGATGCTCCGGCGGCGCGGAATAAAAGCTCGACGTAAAATTCTTCCTGTCGCGTACAGAGAGGTAGAGTATCTCGAAAGTTCCGGGACGCAGAAAATTGAGACAGGCTATGTACCTAAACCGACAAATACGCATGAGCTGTCGCTTATTTTCTCACCTCTGAGTATTACCGGTATTCGCATATTTTGTTCGTGTCCGGACAAATTCCCAAACGCGGATAACGGACAGCGCTTTCAATTCCCTGCAAACGGGGCGGGTTTATACTCACAGGCGAATGGTGCGCCCGATTGGTCTGTAATGGATAAATTCGGCGACATGACAATTGGGGCTGTCTATACGCTGTCTCTTAGGCAAATGCAAGTATCATGCTTGGGCCAGTCGTTTCCAGTCTCCTTTCTCGCGTCTGGGAACACCTCTCAGCTTGGCATTTTTGGGCAACCGACCAGCGAAGCCAACACGCGATTCATCGGGCGAATTTATTACTTCTGTTATAAAATTTCTGGCGTTGAACAGGTCGAGTTAATTCCGTGCTATCGAATAGCCGACGGGAAACCCGGCATGTACGACACAGCAAGAAGCCTCTTTTTAACAAATAGCGGCAGCGGCGAGTTCGTCTGCGGCCCTGCAATTTACTGATAGGGGTGACGATAATGTACGGAAAAATGATAAACAATGTGCTGCACATTGCACCCAACAAACTGTCCGGTGACGGCGTGACGGTCTACAACCCGCCCGCGGAGATGTATCTGGCGCAGGGCTGGAAGCCCGTGGACTATACCGATCCTCCCGGTGAGCCGCCGGAGGGATACCGCTACATCAGCGGATGGGAGGAGCAGGCGGACGCCATCATGCAGACGTGGACGCTCGCCCCGCTGCCGGAGGACATTGGCGATGAAGAGGCGTTCAATATCATCTTCGGAGGTGCGGAATGAAACGAGAACACGCTTATAAACTGCGCGAGATGCTGCACAAGGCGGCGGCATCCTCGGCGCGGTCGGCCTGAAGGTCATCCCTGACTTCCCCGTCGCCAACATCATCGACGCCGTTGCAGTGGGCATCGAGTCCGGGCTGGCTGCTACCGGCGTCAATCAGGTCGGCAAGCAGCTCAGCAAGTAAATAATATGACAGATCCGAAAGCAGGCAAGGCCAACATCAAGAAAAAGACGCCCGCCCCGAGCTACAAAATGCACGGAGCGGGTAGGGATTGGCCTTCCCGATTTCAGAGAAACATCGACGTAAAGGTCGAAGTTTCCGACTATAACAGCAAGGCGGGCAAGATGTCGCTTTAGGATCAGGTCAGCATCAAAGCGCTCTGCCATAACGGCAGGGCGCTTTTCATTTAAGGAGATGAGATAAGATATGCCTTTTATCGAAGGGCAGGCTCAGACGCCGACCAATAAAACTACTCCCGCTACTTCCGGGAATAGTTCGCGTACAAATGTAGGTAGCGCGAGTATTCCTACGGGTAGCTATGGCGCTCCGGTAACCGCAGCTACTGGCAGCTCAGCCGAAGCCGCTCATATTCAGCAGAGTCAGGACCGGCTTCGAGGGGACGGCAATCTTAATGTTGGCGGCAACGTGATTACGTTGAGCCCCGGTACAAGTGTTCCTGATACTCGCGCTACAACGACCGCCAACGTCTTGAGTGGGCCTGACTATTCCGGGGGAGGTAATACCGGGGTAAAAAAACCTGCGAGTCCGGCAAATGAGGTGACCGGGTATACGGACACTGCCACTGGCGGCGGAACAGGCGATCCTACTGGCGGCAACACCGACACGGATAAACCGCCTGTTGATACCCCAACGCAGCCTACCTATGACCCTAACGCCTCCACCCGCCCCTCTGGCAATGGCTCCTCTGGCTCTTCCGGTGGCGGCTCCTCTGGCGGCAACGGCACCGGCTATACCGATGCCCAGCTCCTTTCGCAGGCGCTGAATGCCGCCGGTATTCTCACGGCTGATCCTTACCAGCTGCCCGAGGTTTCCGGCCCCAACGCTCAGCCTGTGGATCATGTGGACACGACTCAGCTGAAGGAGATGCTCCAGCAGATCCTCGACTCCCAGACTCAGCAGAGCCAGCAGCAGGTGGATTACACCGTCCAGCAGGGCGTCAATGAACTGACCCGTGCTATGGAAGACGCGGCCACTCAGTACCAGACCCAGCGTAATCAGGCGACCGCTGATGAGATGCGGGCGCGCATCTACTGGTGCATGATTTATGACAATGGGATGCTTGTGCGTAATTATGTACCGTGCCTCCGTGTATCTGATGGTAAGCCCGGTCTTTATGACTTCTGCGGCTCAATATGTTCTATCACGAACAGCCCGTTTTATCCAAGTGCAAACGCAAACGGCGAGTTCACCGATATTGGAGGGATTGTTTTATGAGTTATAGAAAACTGATAAACAATGTGCTGGTTCAAGAATGTTTGTTGTTTTTGAATATAATTGAGAGGTAAATTAAATTATGTATGGTAAAATTGAAGATGGTATTTTAAAATTTGCACCAAATAAACTTTATGGTGATGGTGTAGTTGTTTATAATCCACCTTTTGATATGTATTTATCACAAGGATGGAAACTTGTTCAATATACTGAAGAACCCTCTGATGCCCCATCTGGTTATTATTATAAAAGTGGTTGGGATGAGGAAGAAAATATAATTATTCAAACATGGGAACTTTCACCTTTACCAGAAGATATTTCTGGTGAAGAAGCCTTTAATATTATTTTTGGAGAAGAAGAATGAAAAGAAGCCACGCTTATAAAATAAAAGATTTATTATATAAATCATCTTATTATCTTTCTGATGATGATGCTTTAGATGGTATTGAATTGTTCCCATTTTGGGAAATAAATAAAGAATATAAAATTAATGATAGATTTCGTTATAATCAAAAGCTTTATAAAGTTATTCAAAATCATACTTCACAAGCAGATTGGTTGCCAGATATTGCACACTCACTTTATACAGAGGTAGAAAAAAGTGGGCAAGGTGATACACCAAACAATCCAATCCCTTACAATAATAATATGGAATTATTTAATAGTAAATATTATTCACAAGATAATGTTGTATATTATTGTTTTCGTGATACTGGTATTCCTGTTTATAATAACCTTGTTGATTTAATTGGGTTATATGTTGAAGTTTATGTAGGATAATTATAAAGTAGAAGTAAAAGGATAGATAAAATGGCTGAAGTCACAAATGGTAAATATGCCAAAAATGTTTGTGAATTTTGTGGTGAAAAAAAGACGGCAACTTTGTTTTATCCTAATTATGGTGGGCAATATTCTGAAAGAACAAAAACAAGATATTGTAAAGATTGTTGTTCAAAAAGGCTTGCTTATTATAAAGGATTTTTAAATGAGCAAGCCTCTTTGTGGATGATATTGTCTGAATTAGGGATTCCATTTATTAAAAAGATTTATAAACAAGTTGTAGAGGAAAGAAGTATAAATCGTACTGGAAAACAACCAGAACTTGTTGGTCATTATTTAAAAAGACTTATAGAATCAGATACAGTTTATTCTGGATTTTGGGAATCTGATATTGGTATAAATGAAATTATTGAAAAACAAAATAATGAAGATGAAAAAGCTAATATGAATTTAGATGAAATGCAAGAAATTTGGGGTAAATATCCAGACGATGAATATAATGAAGCATATGTTTTTCTTCAAAAAACTTTCAAAGATTATACAGAAGATTTGCCCGGTGAAATGGACGCTAATTTAATAAATCGTTATAGGGATTTATGTAAAGCAGAGTATAGAAAAAGAAAAGCAGATGAAAATGGTGATATTGGGGAAATAAAGCAAGCCCAAGCAAATTTAACAGATATGCTTAAATTGCTTAAATTAAATGATTTTCAAAGCAATCAAAAATCTGAAACTGAAAAAATGATTGAAAGAAAGATTTGGATGATTGAAAATACAAAACCAGCAGAATGTGAAGATTTAGATATGTATAAAGATGTTAGTGGATTTGAAACTACATGGAATCATATTTTAAGATGTGTTAAAAATCTTGTAGCTGGTTCAAGAGAATATCCAGATGTTCCAAGGAGTGAAAGATGAAATCGGCAGAACGTGGTCTTCGTAGAAGATTCATGGAAAATCAATTAATTACAACACAATATCGTACTTCTTATAAAAAAAGTAATCAAGAAAAAGAAGAAAATTTAATACATTGGATAACTTATTTTAGAAGAAATTGGCATATTTATGTTGATTTTATATTAGGAATAAAATTAAGACCTTTCCAGCAGATAATGATTTATTTAATGGGCGTAAGCGAAATATTCTTTGGAATTTGTAGCCGTGGTTTAAGTAAATCTTTTATTGCTGGTTTAGGTGCTATTGTAAAAATGAATTTATATCCATACTCAGAAATTGTTATAACTTCTTCTACTGTTCCACAAGCTAATAAACTTGTAGAAAAAAAGATAAGGGATGAATTGATAAAGAAACTATCCCCTTATCTTTTATATATGTATGAAAAAGAATATATTGTTATAACAAGGGCAGAAGATGGATATAAAATTGAAAATAAATTAAATGGTTCTACTTTAGTTGTCTTGGCTTGTTTAGATTCCAGTCGTGGCTCAAGAACCACGATGTTAATTTATGAAGAAACAAGGTTATTAAAGAAAACAATTATTGATTCAGTTTTTGAAAAAATGAGCCACCCAAGACAAGCGAAATATTTAGAAAATCCATTATATTCTTCTAATCCAAGATGGTTAGAAGAATGTCAGCATATATATATTACAAGCGCTCGGTTTAAATTTGAATGGTTTTGGTTACTATTTAAGAAAACATTTGTAAGAATATTTACAGATAAAAAGACTAAATGTAATATATTTGCTGGTGATATATTTATGGCAATTGACAATGGATTAAAAACTTGGGCAGACTATAGAAATGGTGTTAATGGCGACCAATATGATTTTCGTATGGAAGATTTAAATGAAATGATAGGGGAAGCTGATGATGCTTTCTTTACTATACAATCATTTAGAGAAAATCAAATTATCGAAGAATGTTTTTATCCACCTAAAAGTGATGATTTATATATAATAGATTTTGATTCTATTCACCCAAAACAGGAAAATGAAATAAGAATAGTAGGGGTTGACTATGCTTTTGCTAATACAACAAAAGAAAATCAAAAGAATGACAATACTATTATTATGTGTATTTCTGGTATATGGAAAAAGAATAGATTTGAAAAAAGATTAGAATATATAGAATTACATGAAGCAAGTGATTCATTAGGTGCGGCAGATAGGGCAAGGGAATTATTTTGGTTATATCATGCTGACTATTTAGTACCAGATTCAGTGTGAGTCTGACTCCATAGTGATATGGTTTAAAAACCTATTGAACTGACTGGAAAACCCTTAGAGCTATATAAACTACAACGTATAGATGAAATAAGCTAAAGCGTGAATGTTTGAAAATTATATAGATTGGGCAATCAGCAACTAAGCCCCGAATAGGGGAAAGCTCAACGACTATCCCGTAAGGGAGTACACTACAAGCGATTGGTAGTGGAAGTGGTAGGTATCTTATTTATAAGATAAAGATATAGTCTGAACTTATAAGAAATTATAAGAAGATAAGGTGTAGCGACCTTTAATATAAAAAAATAATTAAAGAGGACAGGGAGTAGCTACCTTTTATAATACTGATACTATTATAATTACTCTTTAATTATATAAATTTACTTTGTATCAGAAGGTGATTTTATGAAATTATATGAAATTTTAGATGGAAAAAGAAAAGAAAAAATGTTTTCTTGTATTTATTTATGGACAAATTTGATTAATAATAAAAAATATGTAGGACAGGCACAAAGTTTTTATAATCGCATGACAACTTATAAAACAAAAGGTGCTACTAAGTTTTTACAAAATGCAATAAAAAAATATGGGATAGAGAATTTTGATATTACGATATTAGAAAAATGTCCAATAGATAAATTAGATGAAAGAGAACAGTATTGGATGGATTTTTACAAATCTTATGAAAGAGAAAATGGCTATAATATTTGTAAGTATGCTTCTACAACGAGAGGTTATAAATATACAGATGAAGTAAAACAAAAAATAAAAGAAACTAAATCAAAAAGAGTATATCAAAAACCTATAAAGGAATTAAATGGTATGTATGGGAAGCATCATACAGAAGAAACTAAAAATAAAATAAGAGAAAGCACAAAAAGATTATGGGAAAATCCAGAATATAGAAAAATGCAAAGTGAAAGAATGTCTGGCGAAAAAAATTATTTCTATAATGTACATATGTACGGAGAATTAAATCCAAGATATGGTAAACATTGTACAGTTGAAACGAAACAAAAAATTTCAAATAAAGCAAAAGGAAGAAAAAATATTAAAATAAGTATTCCTGTTGTTTGTATAGAAACTGGAAAAGAATATTATAGTATGACACTTGCCGCACAAGAGTTGAATACTTATGCAAGTGCAATAAAAATAGCCGTAGACAATCCAAATAGAACTTGCAAAGGTTATCATTTTTCTAAAATTTCATAATCGCAACAAAAAATGTCACGCAATGGTGGGGAAATATTATTTAATAGAATGACCATGCCTTGGGAAATTAATGAAAAACCTTGGATGATGAATTTTCATGGTCTTACTATTTCAGAAAAACTTAATTATCATGTTGTTCCAGATTCTAAATTAGTAGATTATAGAATGAGGACTGTTGATAAAGACGCATATCCTTGTATAATACCTTTTATTGGAACTGGCGAATTAAATTCAATAGCTTGGATTGAATTAAAAAAGCAAGTGGAAAGTGGAAATATTAAGTTTTTAATTTCAAGCCAAGATAAACAAGGGAAAATAGAAGATGACGGGTCGTATTTTAGAATGTCTTCTGAAGAAGTTGTCAAAACATTATTACCTTATGGTCAAACAGATGAATTAATCCATGAAGCTGTAAATTTGAAGAAAGAATACAGAAATGATAAAATAAAATTAATTGAACCAAGAACAGGAACAAAAGATAGAGTTGTTATTTTATCTTATTGTAATTATATATTTTCGTTAATAGAAAATGAGTGGTTAAAACAACAACAAAACGATTCTTCTTCTTGGGATGATTTTAATTTAATATATTAAGAAAGGAGGTTGAAGATGGGAGAAAAACTATTAAATGAAGAACAAGTTAATATAGTATTAGAATTTTCTGACGCACTTAGGAATTATGGTTGGGCTGAAGGTTTTTGGTCGCCTTGGCAAAGTAATCAATTATTAAAAGATTTAACTGGAAGACAAATCACAAATAAAGATGGTGCTAAAACATTAGAAAATTTAAGAAAGGCTCTTGGCAATTATAAAGAAAACATAACACAGATTCAAGGTTATATGGAATTTGCAAATGCTTATGATATGTTATTTGCAAGAACGCTTGAATCTTATGTAAATTCCTTATCTTTTGACCTTCAAGTAATTTGTGAAAATGCTTATGCACCAGAAGAATATACTTCAAAAGAATATCTTGAAGATAAAAAAAGAATTAATGATTTTCTTTTAAAGTTTGATTATAAGAAAGAATTTAGAAATGTTGTTCAACAAGTTTTATTAAGGGAAACTTATTATACTTGGTTTAGAAAAACTAAGTGGGGAAATAAAGGAATGAAGTTTGCTTTACAAATCATGCCACAAGATAGATGTATGCTCACAGGATATTGGGAAAAAGGTTTATTATTCGATTTCGATATGGGGTATTTTTTAACTGCTGGTACTGACATAGATGGTTATGACCCAGCTTTTAAGAAATATTATAATCGTGTGTTTGGTGGCAATCAACCTATTTCTGATTATAGACCAACAAATCCTTTAAATGAAAGAAATGGTGTTTATGCTATGTGGACACAAACATCACCAGAAGATGGAGCATGGGCATTTAAATTTAATACAAGCGATTTTTATTCTTCCCCATTTTTAGCCCCATATTTGAAATCTGCATTGACAAGCGATAAGATTGAACAAATGCAGTATGATAAAGATTTGGCTGAAGCGTATGCTATTTTAGCTGGTGAAATTGAAACATTTGATACAGCTAAAAGTGGAACACAAACAGACCAAACAGTTTTTAAACCAAATACATTAGCTGGATTTATGTCGAAAGCCAAAGCAGGATTAGAAAGTTCTACTAAACTTGCGGCTATGCCATTGAAAAATTTAAAATGGTATCAGTTTGAAGATAAAAACCCAGATATGTATAAAAATAATTTATCTACTACTGCTGGGATTGGTACTGGTTTAAGTAGAATTATTTATTCTACGGATAGAATGAGTAATGCTGAAGTTGAAGCGGCTATGAATGAAACTTATCAAACAATGAAACCTTTATACTATCAGTTTTCTAATTTCATGGAATTTTTTGCCAATAAATTAACAAAGAAATATAAGTTTAAATTTATATTTGATGGTGCTACTTATAGATATGAAAAAGAATTAAGATTTGATAAAATTTCTAAATTAGCGGATAAAGGAATTGTCCTATCCCCATCTGTTTGGGCAAGTGCAATAGGTATGCATCCTGTTTTGTTTGAAAATAGTTTAATGGAAAGTAAAGCAAGTGGATGGACAGAGAATTTACAATTACTTCTTAATTCTAATACAACGGCACAAGATACTAAAACAGGAAGACCGAAAACTGATTTTCCAGATGATTCTACAGATAGAGATTATGATATGTAAAAAGGAGCATTTTTAAAAATGAATATTTCTTTAAAAACAAGTGAAGCATTAGATTTACTTGTTGGTAAGGCGTTTGATTTAAATAGGTCTTTTGATAGGGCTGTTTCTATTATGCAAAATAAGTGGTGTATGCCACAAGCCGCAGATATTATTCATCATAAATTAGCCCACTTATTTCCTGCGTTGGCAGATATAATTTCTGGATTTAAAGATGATTGTAATGCTACTACTGTTTATCCAGAAACACATAAAGATGATAGAGATTATTCTAATCTATTAGTAATGGTTACAACTTTAAGAAATGAAGTATTAGATTTTTATGAAATGATAAAAATGGTTTATAAAATAGCGGATGAAGAAAATGATTTTAATGCCGAAGCTATGTTAATAGATTTTATGAACAAATTAACGAAAGTTATTTCACAAATGAATACTTTAAAAGATAAGGCAGAACAAATGCCAACAGGATGGGATTTATTTGATAATCATATTTCATCTTGGGGAATAAATGGATTGGATTTAGGAGAATAAAATGATAATTATTGGTACTCCAAATGACTTAGAAAGTTATTTCATGGCAGATGGAGATTTAATTTGGAAGTTAGAACAAGCTGGTTTTCATGCTAAATATATGGACGAAGATGTTCAATATTTCAAATTAAATAATAAATTAAGAAAATATTTAATTAAACTTGGAATTGAAGTTTAATAAATATATAATCCTTGTGGAAAGGAGGGGTATGTCTTTTGCAAAAAAAGAAGAATATTAGTTTTGCTTTAGAAGAAGTGGAAGAAATTCCAAATTGGGCAGAAGCTTATCCAGAACATAAATTTACTGTAGCAAAATGTTGTTTTCTTTCAACAAGAGAAAATTCACATGAAATTAAAATTAGTAAAGAAGTTTTAAAAGAATGTGCTGGAAGTATTCTTGGTAATTTTTTAGTTGCTAAAATTGAGTGGGGCGATGCCACAACACATAAAGATACGGAAGTGATTTATGGGTATTTCCCAATGGAACAAGATGTACAGTTTATTGAAACTGAAGATAATATATTAAAAGCTTATGCTTATGCAGTAATAAGTAGGCGATATAGCAAAGAATTTAATGGTATATTTGAATATCAAAATTTAAGGGACAGTTCAGTTGAAATGACTGTTACTTATGATGATGACGATGAAAATAAAGCATTGGCTTTTGATATATATGGTCTTACTGTTTTAGGAAGAACTGTTAATGGTTCTTGCCCAGATGCAGATGCAAAATTGGTAAGATTTACCAAGAAAACTGCTGAAAAATATTTTTCTAAAAATGACACATTTACCAACTTGAAAAATTTTACCAAAGAAAGGAAACAACTTATGGAAGGTAAAACATATAAAGTTGACAAGTCTAAAGAGGGAATGTCAACAAAACCTTGGGGTGAAGTTGATAAAACAGAGTTAAGAAATAAAATCATTGAAGCTAACAATAAAAATGAATTAGTTAAAGATTGTTATATGTTAGTTGAGGATGGTTGGGAAGATGCCCCAAGTGAACATTTAAAATACCCTGTTATGTGTTTTGAGGGGGATAAATT